AATGGTTTTCTAGTAACTCTGGTACTACAAGATATAAAAGCAATCAGAATACATTTCATTCTTTAAGGTTATATGCTAGAGGTGAACAGCCAGTTCAAAAGTATAAAGACGAACTTTCAATAAATGGAGATTTATCTTATTTAAACTTAGACTGGAAACCAGTACCTATTTTGTCTAAGTTTGTTGATATAGTAGTTAATGGTATTGCTGATAGAGCTTTCGATCTAAACGCATATTCTCAAGACCCATACGGAGTTAGCAAAAGAACTAAGTATATGGAGTCTATAATTAGGGACATGCAAACTCAAGAGCTGAATAACTTTGCTCAAGAAAATTTTGGGATAAACTTATTTGAAACACCTCCAGACAAACTTCCAGATTCAACAGAAGAATTAGATATTCACATGCAGCTTAGCTATAAGCAAGGTATAGAGATTGCAGAAGAAGAAGCTATTAATACAATATTAGACGGTAATAGATATAGTTTAACTAAAAAGAGATTTTATTACGATATAACAACTTTAGGTATTGGAGCAGTTAAAAATAACTTTACAGAATCAGAAGGTGTTATTGTAAGTTATGTTGATCCTGCTTATTTAGTATATTCTTACACAGAATCACCATACTTTGAAGATATTTATTATGTTGGTGAAGTAAAATTTGTACCTATAAATGAACTTAAAAAACAATTTCCTCATTTAACAGATGATGATTTAGCTAGAGTACAACAACAAGGAACACAAAATTATGGCGGCTGGGATAACAATATAACTAACGCTAACAACAATAGAGACAGTAACGTAGTACAGGTATTATATTTTAACTTCAAAACCTACATGAATGAGGTATACAAAGTTAAAGAAACAGCTACAGGTGCTACAAAAATAATAGCTAGAGATGACCAATTTGATCCGCCAATAGAAGCTTTTGAAGCAGAATTTGGTAAAATGTCAAGGTCATTAGAGGTATTATACGAAGGTGTATTGATCTTAGGTACAGATATGTTACTTAAATGGGAGATGGCAAAGAATATGATGCGCCCAAAAAGTGATCAGAGTAAAGTAAAAATGAATTATAGTATAGTTGCGCCTAGAATGTACCAAGGAAGAATTGAATCCTTAGTAAGTAGATGTACAGGTTTTGCTGATATGATTCAACTTACTCATCTTAAGTTACAACAAGTATTATCTAGAATGATACCAGATGGTGTATATCTAGATGCTGATGGGTTATCAGAAGTGGACTTAGGTAATGGCACAAACTATAATCCACAAGAAGCTCTTAATATGTTTTTCCAAACAGGTTCTGTTATAGGTAGATCATATACACAAGAAGGAGATATGAATCCAGGTAAAGTTCCTATACAGGAAATTCAAACTGGTAGTGGTGGACAAAAGTTACAAACACTAATATCTACGTACAACTATTATCTACAAATGATAAGAGATGTCACTGGGTTAAACGAAGCTAGAGATGCGTCAACACCAGATTCTAGAGCTTTAGTAGGTGTTCAAAAATTAGCCGCGGCAAATTCAAACACAGCTACTAGACATATATTAGACGCCGGATTGTTTTTAACTCAGGAAACAGCGGAATGTTTATCTTTAAGAATATCAGATATTATAGAGTATCATCCTGCTAAAGAAGCATTTATACAAAAAATAGGTGGTTACAATGTAGCTACATTAGGTGAATTAGAAAATCTACACTTGTATGATTTTGGTATATTCTTAGAATTAACACCTGATGACGAGCAAAGAGCTATCTTAGAAAATAACGTACAACTTGCTTTATCATCTGGTTTAATTGATTTGTCAGACGCTATAGATATACGTGAAGTTAGAAACTTAAAGTTAGCTAATCAAGTATTAAAGATTAGACAAAAGAAAAGACAAGAAAGATTACAGCAAGAGAAGCAAGCAAATATACAAGCACAAGCTCAAGCGCAGGCACAAGCACAACAAGCAGCGGCGCAATCTGAGGTTCAAAAAGATCAAGCTTTATTCCAAACAAAATCACAATTAGAACAACTAAAAGGACAGATTGAAAATCAAAGAATAGCGGTTGAGGTAAATGCTAAGAAAGAATTAATGGAACTAGAGTTTCAATATAACATGAAACTTAAAGGCATAGAGGTAGATACAATACGCCAAAAAAGTAAAGAAAAAGCAGAAGAAGATCGTAAAAATATCAAATTACAAGGCACTCAACAAAGTGAATTAATAAATCAAAGACAAAATGACTTACCTCCCAAAAATTTTGAATCCTCAGGAAACGATATAATAGGTGGTGGTTTTGACTTAGGTTCTTTCGAGCCTAGGTAATAATAGTAATAATTATATAATATCATATCATGTCAGAAAATGTAGAACCAATTGTACCTGCAGCAGAAACTGCAGTAGAGGTTGTAGAAACCCAAGCACCTGTATCAGTTAATAAAGACGGTGTTATTAAACTAGATTTAAGAAAAAAAGCTAATAAACAAGCAGATGCCGTTCAAGAGCAAGAAGCAGATGCAGTGGATGTTCATCAACGAACCGAAGCTAGCGAAGAAGTGGTTACAGAAATACCACAAGGGGAAGAGTCCGTTCAAAATGCAGACTCTGTCCTTGAAGAAGTAACTGAAGAAGTAGTTGCCGATAAAGTAGAAGTATTAACTACTGATATTCAAGAGGCTATAGTAGAACAAAACCAAACAGGTGTTGAGTTACCTGAAAATATTCAGAAGGTTATAGACTTTATGAATGAAACTAATGGTAGTCTTGAAGACTATGTTAGATTAAATACTGATTATAGTTCTTTAAATGAAGATCAATTATTAAGAGAATATTACCAGAATACAAAACCTCATCTAGATAGAGACGAGATAGACTTCTTATTAGAAGATACTTTTGCATACGATGAAGATGTTGATGACGATCGGGATATTAGAAAAAAACAAATAGCTAGGAAAGAAGAATTAAGAAATGCTAAAAAGCATTTAGAAGGTCTTAAGAATAGATATTACGAAGAGATTAAAGCTGGATCTAAACTTAGTCCAGAACAACAAAAAGCGGTTGAATTTTTTAACCGTCATAAACAGGAAGGTGAAGCAGCCAATAAGACTGCTGATAAACAAGTACAAACGTTTTTAAACAAAACGAATCAATTATTTTCAGAAGATTTCAAAGGTTTTGATTATCAAGTTGGAGAAAAAAAGTATCGTTTTAAAGTTAACAACGTGCCCGATGTGAAAAAAAGTCAGAGTGACATTAATAATTTCGTCAAGAAGTTCTTGAATGCGGATAACGAAATGTCAGATGCTCAGGGTTACCACAAAGGATTGTTTACAGCAATGAATGCTGATTCTGTAGCACAACACTTTTATGAGCAAGGTAAAGCCGATGCCATGAAAGATAGTATGACCAAAGCGAAGAATGTTCAAATGGGGGCGAGAGGTGTCCATGAAGATATTAAGTCGCAAAACGGTTGGACAGTGCGTGCAGTTGATGGCGATAGTGGCTCTTCAAAATTAAGAATTAAAACATTTAAAAACATTAAATAATTATGGCAACAGGATTTGCAACGGCTCCGGCCACTTTAGCGAACTTATCGCATTTAACTCCACGACCAGTTAAAGGTCTTTTTGGGGACAACTATTTGTCAGTGGCTGATATGTCATGGACACAACAATTTTTACCAGAAGTATACGAAAAAGAAGTAGAAAGATATGGTAACCGTACTATTTCTGGATTCTTGCGTATGGTAGGTGCAGAAATGCCAATGGCATCAGATCAAGTTATTTGGTCAGAACAAGGCAGATTGCATATCGCTTATGATACTGCAATTTCAAACACTCCAGGAGCTAGCCAAACTATTGGCTTGCCTTCTCCAGGCGCAGATGGTAAAGTACCATTATTAGGACCAGGGATGACTATTGTTATTTCAAAAGGTAATGTTACTAACAAAGCTTTTATCAAGTCAGTGGGAGCATTGGCAGGTGGTGTACAAACTTACAATATACAAGTTTATGATACTGCTGATTCTTTCCTTTCCGCGACTTTGCAAGGAGCTACATCTTTGGCTCCGCTTAATTTGTTTGTATTTGGTTCTGAATATGGTAAAGGGTCTGTATTGGCTGGTAATTCAATCGATGCTTCTTTCACTACGTACAGTAACAAACCAATCATCTTGAGAGATAAATATCGTGTAAACGGTTCTGACGTTGCTCAAATTGGATGGGTCGAAGTTACAACTGAAATAGGTACCGGTGGATACTTATGGTATTTGAAATCTGAACACGAATCAAGAATTCGTTTTGAAGATTACTTAGAAATGAGTATGGTAGAGGGTGAATTAGCCCAATCAGTATTTACTGACGCTTCTGGCGCAACTATCGAAGGTACGCAAGGTTTATTCTCTACGTTGGAAGACAGAGGATTGGTTTTTAATGACCCTAACTTTAGCGCAATCGTTGCCCCAACTGGTATTAGTCAATTTGACTCTATCTTACAAGAGCTTGATAAACAAGGAGCTATTGAGGAAAACATGTTATTCCTAGACCGTGCAACATCACTTTCTATTGACAATATGTTGGCTAACCAAAATTCTTATGGAGCTGGTGGTACATCTTACGGTGTATTTGACAACTCTGAAGATATGGCTTTAAACTTAGGTTTCTCTGGATTTAGAAGAGGCGCTTACGATTTCTACAAAACAGACTGGAAATACTTAAATGATTCTACAACTCGTGGTCTTATTGACGATATTAAAGGTGTGTTAGTACCTGCTGGAACTTCAACTGTTTATGACCAACAATTAGGTCAAAACATTTCAAGACCTTTCTTACATATCCGTTATAGAGCTTCTGAAGCTGATGACAGACGTTTGAAATCTTGGGTTACTGGTTCAGTTGGTGGAAATTACACAAGTGACGCGGATGAGATGAATGTTCATTTCTTATCTGAAAGAACTATGTGTACACAAGCTGCTAACAACTTTGTATTATTCAAAGCTACCTAGTATTATATTACTTTAATTGCAGGGCGTCAATATGGCGCCTTGCTTTTATTTTTTTTTAATTATTTAATCTTATTATATCATGGCATTAAAAGCAAAAAAAGCAGAGACCACGTATGTAGAGCCTGCTCCAGAAGTTTACGAAGCAGTAGAGCAAATCGTAGCTCCTATAAAAAAAATAAATCCAGTTAAGAAAGATGATTGGGTTATAAAAGATAGGTTATATGAACTTACAAGTGGTAAAAAACCATTAGTATTTACATTACCAACAGTACATAGTGATTCAAAATCACTTCTTTGGTTCGATAAAGAAAAAGGTTACCAAAGAGAATTAAGATATGCGACCAATCAGCAATCGTGTTTTGTTGATGAACAAGAAGGACAATGTACCTACGGTAGAATTATACTTAGGAATGGTATTCTTAGAGTGCCTAAAGAGCAAGTTGCATTACAAAAACTATTATCAATTTATCATCCATTTACACTTGATGGGATAATTGCAGAATATAAGCCAGAAGTTATGGCTGAAAATGAAGTTGACTGGATCGAGTTAGAATTAGAAGCATTAAACTTAGCTAAGGTACTTAGCGCGGATGAGGCAGAAGCTATCCTACGCGTTGAATTTGGCAGCAAAGTTAGTTCTTATTCAACTAGTGAATTAAAAAGAGATTTGCTAATATTCGCCAAGAAACAACCATCTCTATTCTTAGAATTAGCTAGAGATGAAAATACACACCTTAGAAATGTAGGTGTTAAAGCCACCGAAGAAGGGATCATTACATTATCACCGGACCAACGTACTTTTACATACGGTCAGACAGGTAGAAAAATAATGACGATTCCATTTGATGAGCATCCATACTCCGCATTATCCGCATTCTTTAAAACAGATGAGGGAATGGAAGTATACAAAGCAATAGAAAAAAGACTGAAATAGTCAACCATTGCAGTAGATAGGCTGCTTTCGGGTGGCCTATATACTATAAATAACAAAAAACAAATTATGGCTATAAGCGTAGATACTGTTTATCAAAGAGTATTAGGTATACTTAATAAAGAGCAAAGAGGTTATTTAACACCTCAAGAATTTAATTTATTTGCAAATCAATCGCAGTTAGATATATTCGAGCAATACTTTTATGATATTAATCAGTTCGGTAGATTACCAGGTAATAGCACCGAGTTTTCTGATATGCTTACTTTGCTTAATGAAAAAATAAATATATTTGAAAAAAACACAGCAATGATATATGCTGGTGGTTATTGGAATATGCCTACGGATATTTACAGGTTGGGCACGATAACCTATGCGAATCAAATAACTAGTTTATCTTTATACCCAACACCAAACTCTACGGTTACCACTACGGTATATACCGAGGTTGAAAGGGTAAACTATAATGAATTTCTTTACATTAATCAATCGCCGTTAACTAAGCCAACTAATTCTAGACCAGTATTTGTAGCCAACGATCTTGGTTATAAAGTATATGGAGATTCTGCTTTGACATCTGGCATTACATGCAATTATATAAAGAAGCCTACTAAGGTAGAATGGAAGTACCAAATGGTATTTGGGGAGGCCCTATACGACTCTACTGCCTCTGTAAATTTTGAGTTGCATCCTTCTGAGGAAACAGACCTCGTTATTAAAATATTAGAATTTGCAGGATTAGCAATCTCTGACATAGGCATGTATCAAGTAGCTAGTCAGATGGAAATGAGTACAATTCAACAAGAAAAATCATAATAAATGGCATTACTTAATGAAACACAAGAACAATATTACTTAGGCCC